TTAGTAACATACTGAGAATTACCCGGCATATCTTGTATTCTTTGTAATTCATCCGGGGTTAGTGATGGAAATTGCTTTTTAAGTTCTGATAATGATATAGATTTTACTTCACCTACGTAATACACATCTTCAAAATTTGGATCTTCCGTATATGAATAAATCATATTAGCTGGATCCACGTACTCTACAGTTATACCCTCGGCTTTATTAAAGGATGTTTTAGAGGCTCCAATACCTATTATTGTTAAATCCTGAGCTAATCGTTTTTTAGTCTCATTATACTTGTTAAAAGATAATACATTATTTATAACCTCTTCTTCTGCTATTTCAACATTTTGTTTAGTTGTCATTTGTAAATGAACATCTAACTCTTCTTGGTTTTCAGGTAAACTTTCTAAACTTCCTGTTAAAGAAAAATCCATGCCTAGGTTTTCTTTAATATTAACAAGAGCTTCTTTGGTATTCATATCTCTTTCAACCGCAGCAGCATAGTCTGTTCTTTGTTTTACAGAAAATGGATCTTGAGCAAAAGCGCTAATGTCATAAGACTTGTTAGACATACCGTTTGCAACAATATCAACAAACTTAGATATAACTGGTATAGGTTTCCAATCTAAATTAAGATAAGACAAGTCGCCATTTATAGACAATTCGTCTTTATATTTTTGAACTGCTTGCTCGCCTCTAGCGTATAATCGCAGCGTGTGAAAGCTATTCCAATTGTTTAAATATCTATTACCGTTACCTCTTCCTTGATTGAACCATTCTTGTTCAATAGCTCTAGAAACTTGCAAGCCGTAATCATTACTAGCTTTTACCTCGTCGCTAACAACCTGGTTAGGGAAAGAACTATCAGTATTTGTTTGTATTTTCATTTATCTTAATATTTTAGACATAGAACCTCTATTATCATATCTTTTAATTCCTAAATCGTAAACCTTTTTTTGCACCGGGCTAACTGGTGAGTATAAATTTTTATTACAAGCCATTATTGCTAAGCCAGAACTTATAGAAGCATCATGCTTTGTTCTGTTATTTATATTAAATTTNCCCCAATCTTCTAATGTTCTTTGAAAGTACATATCTCCATAGCCTGATTCTGTTTGACCAACACATGTTTCAATGTATGATTCTATAGCAGCAGCGTGTGCTTGCTTTATATCTTCACTTGAATTAGGTATTCCACCTATTTCTCTTTCGGTTACAGATAATTTGTTTAATCTTTTATCAGGCCTATTCATAGAGTAACCCCTATAGCCTCTTCTTTTAAAATGATATAATAATCTGGGTTTGTTATTCTCGGCAAGTATAGGCATACCGTAAAATATGCAAGCCATTAATACGTCTTCAAAAAATATTTCAGCAGTTTGAGGTCTAGCTATATACTCTAAAAAGAATCTATTAGGTGGAACATCTTCCATACTAAACTTTGTTAAACCGTGNAGGGCTCCATTGGAACCTCTTTTATCAACTGTACCTGATATATCATAACTGTCACATCCAAAAGCACCGCAGTGCTCGTTGCCTGGGTATTTTGTATTACCTTTTATTACAACTCTATTTTGAAGTCCTACATGAGGAACCCAACTTACATTAAACCTACCGTTTTTATTTGGTACAAAAAGAACCTTAGTATCTTTGATACCATTTTCCCACATAAAACTACCAGTAGTAATTATAGCGGTATTTCTTAAGTCTTCGTTGTAATCTATTTGTTCGTATATCTTTGTTAAATTAAACAGAGATTGTTTTGCTTCATCTCTAAAAGCGTGTTGTTCTGTTCTTGGAAACTGACGATAATATTCATTTAAACCATCTTGATCACCCTTTAGACCATCAACTTCATTTTGCCAATAGCTAATTACCCCTTGCTTTATTTGAGAGCCATCCGGCCCCTCGATTGGTTTTTTTGGATCTTCGAATACAGGAAATCCATAAGAATCAATGTACCCTTCGTAGTTCCATTCCATAGGTATGAACAAACTATAGAGTCCTGAACGAGTCTGTCCATTGGCGTTTCTATTTTCTGCATTTGAATCATAGTATAATTTTTTAAAATTCTCACCACCTTTATCTAAAGCGTTTGAGGTTGAACCCATCATACACTTACCAATAATTNTTGAACCTAGTCTCAAACAAGTTTTAGTTACCCTCCAGTTGTTTAATATATTTGTTGGTCTTTCCCACTTTCCACTTTCATCGTGTACTAGTAGTTTTAATTTTTCACCATCGTACGAGTTGTCCCCTGTGTTCTTCCAGTCGATCGTTGTATCGAGCCCTGTGATTTCTTGTAACTTTTCATTGGAGTCAAGTTTCTTACGGGTAAATTTTGACGCTGGTACTCTGTACGCAAGTTCCGTCTTCGGCCTGTCCATTCCGTCTTGGATTGGTTTGAAGAAGAAGGGATAATTAACTGAGATGGGGACGACCTTATCAGTAAACATTTTTTTGGCATCTGGCCCGGACTTTGATAAAATACCAAATCGTGAATCTGTGGAAATTGTTGCCTGGTTAACTGTCTCGCCTGAAGCCATGAAAGAGAAACCGGAGCGTCTGTTCTTAAGATAACACATTCCGTAACTCCGTATATCTGCTTTACAAGCTTCCCAGAATATATAGAATAATCTGTTTGATTCCCTAAAATTTGGTTGCCCAACATCAATCTTGGACCACTGCAAGTACATGTAGTGAGTACCAGTAATATAAGAAGACTTGTCTTTATTATAAAACCAGAAACCTTCTTCACGCCTTTTAAACTCTGCATCAATATAGTCATACCATTTTTCTTTAAAATCTGATGGATATTCATCCCAATCAAATACTGATTTAATTTTATTTAGCTCTTTTGGATATTGTGTATATTGCCATTTGTTTCCGTCAAATTTAACAACATTTTCTTCTTTTGGTAAAGCAATTTTTACACCTTGTATTTCGTAAACTTCACCTATCTGTCCTGTCTTGCTAATAACAACTACGTCGTATTCCTCATTGTAGCCATAATCCCATTTCTTATATCTATTTAACCTATTAAATACTTTAGGCTTTATATAGTCTTTTAATACTGTAACTAAAGTTTGCTCGTACATTATCTAGATCTTCCTTCAGCAAAACCTTTAAAAGCTTTTTCTTCTTTAGCTTCTTTCGGTTTTTCGTTTAACTTTTCGTCTTCGGCTTCTATTCTAGCAAGTATTTCAAAAGCATCGAATATTGCGAGTTTTTTAGTTGCGGCAGCATTTTTAAGTCTGTCAGCTGATATATCATCTTCTGAGTCAACGATCTTTTCTTCTGCCACTTTAATTAATTCCTCAACTGCTTTTTGCCCAGCTAGGATTATACTCTTCTTCGTTTCTTTTGTGTTCATACTTTATCACAATATCATTAGATTTCATACAATAAACTCTTTGATCATCTATTATAAAATCCCATTCGCTACCTGGCGTAAACCCTACAGCGTCTCCTGGATTGATATTAAGCGCTTCTAAAGAACTATTACCTATTTTTAGTATACCAATAAGTTCTTGCTCTTTTTGTGATCTTAAAGTGTCTTTATTTTTTAAAGGCATTACAAAACATCTGTCTCCAAATGATTTCCAATCTCCTGTATTTTTATACAAATATATTTGATCTGCTGAACAAAAATGTAAATCATCTTTAAAGTAAGATCTACTTTTTTTCTTATTACCTCGGATATCATAAAAAACTCTAAATACATTATGATGTATTATTATGATGTCTCCTTTTTTTATATTTGTTTTAAAAGCTTTTGGTGTTTCAACTACTATAGCCAAATTATTAACAGACTTAAAGTCTTCAATTTTAGTGTTTAGTATTAGTGTAACGTTTCCTAGCTTTATTTTATTGTCATATCTATCGCCAATAGGTTTAACGATAAAATCGTATAGACTTCTCATTTAGTATTCTAAATCATACTCAACGGATATTGCCATATTAGAATTAAATTTCTTCCATGGCATTACCTCGTCTCCTTTTTTTATAAATATACTGTAAGAATTAGACTGATTATCATGTATTATGCAGTCTATAGTATGTCCTCCATAAACGTTTTGCCCTACAGCATAGTGCATTGCATCATTTTTATAGTCAGAGCCTATACTTATTTTTCTTACAACAGAACTCATTACTTTACTACTTCAAGTTCTGCTTCTTCGGCTTCTTCAGTTTCTATTTTTTCAAAACTACCATCAGCCAAGTTTACAGTTATGTCACCATATTCTTCTTTTAATTCTGACTTAACTTCTTCTAAAGCTTTTACTGCTTCAAAGTGAGCTCCTAAAAATTCTGCCTTTTTAGCTTCTAAAAAACCAATCTCTACTAATATAGAATTGATTTTTCCTTGACCTTCTTTTACTGACTTTAATTGTTCTTCTGTTAATTTACCCATTTTATTTAATTTAATTGGTTACTGTTATTACTATTATTACTTGTTTTTAATCTTTTTACTTTTTAAATAGCGGCCCTAGCTTGTCTACTATTTTTTCACCACTTCTACCTATTACATAACC